TGTAAACCAAAAAAACCAAAGTTTGTGGAACAGATCCAGAAAGAAGCAGACAAGCAACTAAAAGGCTTTGAAGGCTCTGTCAAAACAGAATTAGAAGGTGCAAAGAACACGATCATGACGGAGATCCGCGGTGCAGGCAGTACGCTGGGCATGAACCTAGATCAAGACTTCATGCCGAAGATTGACATCAACATGCCATCTTTGAGCAACCAGAAGCTCAACCTGGACCAGGACTTTACCCGCATCAGTCTGCCTGGGATGGCAAAGGAGTTAACGAACATTGGCAGCACGCTTCAGGAAGGCGCAGTAGATATAGCGTCAGCCGTACAAGAGCAGGCGGTGCGTGCAGGTTCAGCGCTACAGCAAAACCTTGTGGACGCAGGGCGAATGACGCAAGAAAACGTGGTCCAATTGGGCACCCAGTTGTCAGAAGGTCAAAGCAACCCAACCTTGGAAGGGTTAGCAAACAGCATTACCAAGGCGACAGAAACCAATATTGCGAGCCTAGCGGATACGTACCAAGCCAACGAACAAGGGTTCACAAAGTCCGCTGAAACCAACATCGAAGGTGCAACGAATACCACAGAACAAATTGGCAAGAACGTCACAAAGTCGATTGAAGCGCTTCCAGAAGTAGTGCTAGGCATTCCGCAGGGCCTTGGTAAAATCTTTGATTTTTACGCTGGTGGCGGTAGCAGTGGCGGTCAGGCCACAGGTGGCGACAATCTAGCACCGGCACCCACGATAGGTGACCCTGACGAATTACCGATGGAGCAAGCTACTTCAAAAGCAGGTCAAATGTCTGAAGAGGAGCGGCTACGTCGAATGCGACGCCTGCTGCTGAACCGCTATGGCCGTGAAGACACAATTCTTTCGGGTGGTGGCGATACGCAGAGCCGCCGAAGGTACGCGCTATGAGTGATGCAGCAACGCTGGTTCAGGAATACGAAGCGCTCAAGAGCGAGCGCGGTAACTGGGAAAACATGTGGCAGGACATTGCCGAACTGATGATCCCCAGGCGTGCCGACTTTACGAACCGCTACCGTGCACCTGGGGAACAGCGGCGTGACCGGATCTACGAAAGTTCTGCCGTCCGGGCCTTGGTCCGCGCAGCCTCTGGGTTGCACAACACGCTGACCAGTTCTACCGTCCCCTGGTTTGCCTTGGAAACCGAAGACCGGGACTTAATGAAAAACCGACAGGTGCAGCTCTGGCTGGAAGACGCCACCCGCCGCTGCAACGGAATCTTCAATGCTCCCCGCAGTGGCTTCCACCAAAGCGCCCATGAGTTTTACCTAGACCTGTTGGCCTTTGGCACCGGCTGTATGTACGTCACGCAGGAACCGGGCATGGGGCCTGTGTTCAAATCTTACTTTCTGGGGCACACCTACATTGCTGAAAACAAGACGGGCATGGTGGACAGCGTCTACCGGCGTTTCGATGACACCGCCCGCTCTTTGTACAAACAGTTTGGCAACAAGCTCCCCGATGAGATCATCAAGGCTGCCGACAAGGAACCGTTCCAGCGCTTTGAGCTATTGCATGTAGTCCGCCCCCGTTTGAACGCACCGGGCAAAACTTCTAAGCAGAAGCCCTTCCTGTCGATCTACATCCACCCGGAATCGCGCAAGGTGGTGCAGGAAGGCGGGTTTGATGAGATGCCCTACATTGTCAGCCGCTGGCAAAAAAACAGTATGGAAGTCTATGGGCGAGGCCCCGGCGTAGAAGCGCTGCCCGATGTGCGGATGATCAATGAAATGGAGCGTGTCGGCTTGATTGCGCTGCAAAAAGTCGTAGACCCACCGTTGTTAGTGCCCGATGACGGCTTCCTATCGCCAATCAGAACCACTCCTGGTGGGCTGAACTACTACCGCGCAGGGTTGGGGCCACAGGACCGGATTGCGCCTTTGCAGACCGGCGGGCGGGTAGACCTCAATGAAGCAAAGATTGGGCAGGTACGCGCAGCGATTGACCGCACCTTCTTTTTAGATTTACTAGAATTACCAGGCCCCACGGCAGCCGATGGGGATGTGTTGCGCTTCAGCGCCACAGAGATTGCGGCACGCCAGCGAGACAGGCTTTCGATTCTAGGCCCGATTGTGGCGCGTCAAGAGGCTGAAATGCTAGGCCCTTTGGTAATCCGTACCCTATCGGTGATGCTGCGCTCTGGGATGCTCCCACCGCCACCACAGGTCTTGTTGGATGCCGACTTCAAGGTGGCCTACAGCAACCCGGTGGCGATTGCGATGCGCTCAGGCGAGTTGGCTTCCATCAGTCAGTTGATTCAGTTTTTGGTGCCCTTTGCGCAACTCGACCCCACGGTCATTCAGCGCTTCCAGACAGGGCGGGTAGCGGAGTTGGCGGCAGAAATCCTGAAGGTCAGCCCCAGCGTATTCAAGTCTGGTGAAGAGCTGGAAGCCGAACAACGTGCGGCAGCAGAGCAACAGGCCCAACAGCAGGAGCTGGTACAAGCCAACGCGATTGCCGAACAACAAAACCTCATCAGCCAGAGCCGCCGCAATGAGTCGGTGGCCTATCTGAACGAAGCACGGGCACAGAGACAATGAGACTCAGCGAAAAGGAAAAGCGGCGTCTAGCGGACTACCGCACGGTCTTTCAAAGCGTTCATGGGGAACGCGTGCTTGCGGATTTGTGTCAACGACACGGGATTTTTGATCCCTGTCATGTTCCAGGGGATGCGTATTCCACCGCCTACAACGATGGGCGGCGCAGTGTAGTGGTAGACCTGCTACGCTACCTGAATACCGATCTGGAGCGTCTTACCAACCTTTTAGACAGCCCTTATGGAGACTACGACCCAAGAGGTACAAGCGACGATAGAGTCGCCGCCATCTGAAGCACCAATAGAACCTAGCCAGACTGGACTAGCACCTGAAGGCACCGCCGAAGCCGTCAACGGCCTAGCCTTTGATCCGCGAAGCCTGCCAGAAGATTTAGCCAATGAGCCCAGCCTGCGCAGCTTTGATGATGTCGGCAAGCTAGCGAAGAGTTATGTCCACCTAGTCAAGCGTCTAGGCGCTCCACCAGAGCAGATCGTGCGGCTGCCCAGTTCAGAAGATGACCCGTCTTGGTCCGAGGTCTATGAGCGGCTAGGGCGTCCGAATGATCCTGCTGGCTACGACATTCACGCCGACAGTGAAACGACACGCCAGTTTCTGCAGGAAGCGCACAAAGTCGGGCTTTCAAAAGCACAGGTCCGCAACATTTATGACTGGTACAGCAAGAACAGCGAACTGAGCGAAACCGCTGCCAAGGACCAGTTTGAGCAGCAACAGCAGAACTATGTGCATTCGTTGAAACAGGACTGGGGAAGAGAGTATGAAGCCAACAGTGACATCGCTAGGCGTGCGTTCTTGCAGCTAGCTGATGGCGAAACCTTGAAGTTAGTCGAAGAGACTGGGCTTGGCAATCATCCTGGGCTAGTCAAGATGATGAACAAAGTAGGCCGGATGATGGCAGAAGACGGGCTTCTACAAAACGATGTTGGCACCAATTCCAATGGCGGCAGAGTCGATATAGAAAGCCGCTTGTCTGAACTGATGGCACCAGATGGCCCGTACTGGGACGGTATGCACCGCGATCACGACAAGTATGTCGCCGAAGCCTTGCGCTTGCGGGAATTGTTAACATGACCTTGGAAGATAAACGTGAGCTGCGCATGGAGTGCCTTCGGCTTGCAGTAGAAAACGGCACGCCGGTTGATGTCAGTGATCCAATCCCACTTGCAAACACCTATTATCTGTGGGTTATATCAGACCAAGAACCGGCACAGACCGGCCAGAAACCACCGCCTAGCCGCAAGCGCTAGGCACTATCCGCCATGCGGGCTGCGGTTCGGACAATCTGTCTAGACCCGTATTTCGCACCCTACCAAGAGCCTTCCTAGCGAAGATAACTCTGAATTTGAGCATGGCCGCTTAAATTTGGAGCGACTAATGTCATCGCAGATTACAACTGCTTTTGTACAGCAGTATTCAGCGAACCTTCAGCATCTCAGCCAGCAAAAAGGCTCACGCCTTCGCGGTGCTGTGCGTGTTGAAGCGGTTCGCGGCAAACAAGCCTTCTTTGACCAAATCGGGTCACAGTCCGCATCAGTAAGAACCACACGAGCTGCAGATACTCTGCTCAATGATACACCACACGCCAGACGTATGGTAACGTTGGCAGACTACGAAGTAGCCGACCTTATCGACGATCAAGACAAGTTACGGATGATCGTTGACCCAACGTCTTCCTACGCACAAGCCCAAGCGTTTGCAATCGGGCGGTCAATGGATGATGTCATCATCACCGCTGCCACCGGCGATGCCAAGACTGGCGAAACCGGCGGAACGACTACCGCGCTACCGGCGGGACAGAAAGTAGCCGTCAACCTGTCAGGATCTAACGAAGGTCTGACAATCGGTAAGCTACGCGAAGCCAAATACATCTTGGACAACAACGACGTTGACCCGTCAATCCCGCGTGTGATGGTCGTAGGCCCGAAGCAAATTCAGGATCTGTTGGAAAGCACCAACATCACCAGTAGCGATTTCAACACCGTCAAGGCGTTGGTCCAAGGCGAGGTGAATACGTTTATGGGCTTCCAGTTCATCACCAGCACCCGCTTGGCACACAACAGCGGCACCGATGTCAGAACCTGTTTCGCGTATGCGGTAGACGGCCTGACGCTGGCCGTAGCCAAGGACTTGACCGTGCGCATTGATGAGCGGCCAGACAAAGGCTATGCCGTCCAGGTGTACGCTTGTATGTCGATTGGCGCTACGCGCATGGAAGAAGAAAAGGTCGTTGAAATTTCTTGTGACGAATCGCCATAAAGGAGCTAACTGATGGCAAATAATAACACGACGAAAGTCACCAACATCACTGCCGATCCAGCAGTGAATGTGGACGCATCAGAAGCCCACGGGCGGATGCGGGTCTGGTATGACAGTTTTGAAGCCAGTTCTACGGCTTCTGCGGACACGATTACGTTTGCGCGAATGCCCAAAGGCGCAACCATCTGGCAAGTCCGCGTGGTCGCAGATGCGCTAGGTTCAAGCGTAACGATCAAGGTAGGCGATGCTTCTGACGATGACCGTTTCATCACGGCCACCACGATGAACACCGCAAATCTTGTGACAGAAACCAATGCCATTGCAGGCGTTGGCTACAACTACACGGCCCAGACCGATCTGATCGCTACCGTAGGTGGCGCTGCGGCAACTGGGACGATTAAGTTCATGGTCTTCTACACTCTAGGAGATTAATGACCAGCGTCGTTCAGATTTGTAATATCGCCCTGTCCAACCTGGGCGAGGCGAAAATCGCAGCGCTGACCGACGAAAACGAGCGGGCGCGGCAGTGCAACCT